TGGAAGGTTGAAAATATCCTTCGTGGTTCGCACGGCATTTCGGTTTAATTACTAAAATGAGAAATTCTTTATTTAATTTTACACTATGAGAAAATTAGATATAAATTATAGTAGTTTGTTTTAGAGGGCTTTTGTTGTCCTCTTTTTTAAATGTTAGAATTCCGCTATTTCGCCTCTATTTCTCGTCCATACCTAGGGCGGACTTGATAAGAAGGGAATATCTTGCCAGATGCTTATTATTTTAAGCACATTAAAGGCGAGGTAGCGTAATTTTTAATTATCTAAATCAAATGAAACTTTATTTTGATAGAAATAACCCAGAAATGAACGAAGACGAATATGATGATACAACGATAAATATTCCCGAGAAATTCAAGCGCCTAAATCGTATTTATCGCCTTAAAGATAAGAATAATAGAGATAAACTCTTAAAAGAAAAGAGCTTTTAATTATTAAATATAAATCTATGGAACTAAGTAAAGAGGCTTTAGAAGCCGTCCAAGAAGTAGAAAAGAAAAAGAAAGCTGAAATCTTTATAGCTGAATACCAAGCCCTTTGTAATAAGCACGGTATGGCATTACAGGCTATTGCTCAATTTCAAGTATTAGAAATACAGAAACCAGTTGAAGCTATGACAGAAGAAACTCCTGATAATAGAACTACTGAAACAGAGCCTGTTTTTACTAATGAAGTAAAAGACGGAAAGATTATAGACAATATAGACGTTGAGCCTGAGGCAGTAGAGGAGAATAAATAACTAACTTTAAATAATGTGGCGAGAACAACAGAAAAGCAAAAGAAACTTGCCAAAGTTCTTATTGAAAACTCTAAAAGTGATAAACCACTGAATAAAACAGAGCTGTTGGTTAAAGTTGGTTATACAAAAAACACAGCAGGAGCTAAACAAAGCGAAATAATTAACAGCGAGGGCGTAAAAAAAGAATTAGCTTTAATGGGATTTTCAGAAGACAAAGCGAGAGAAGTTGTTGGCAAAATTTTAGATGATAATAACCTTGACCCTAATCCAAGACTGAAAGCGGCTGATATGGTTTTTAAAGTATTTGGAACTTATGCTAGTGATAAAATAAATCCTAACGCTCCACAACAGATTATAATAAACGTGCTTGGAAACCCCGAAGCTAAAAAGCTATCAGAGCAAATGGATAAAGTTTTAATTAAGAATATCTATGAAGGAGAAGTTATCAATAATGCTTCGCAGTCTAGCGGACAAACTAGACAAGACGGAAAGCAACCAAGAGAATAGTCAAAAAGACAGTCATATTGAGAAACCTAACGGTAAAGCTCAAATGATTGTTTTTTATTCTGAGGATGAAGAAAAGAAACAGAATGAGATTGAGCGGACAGGCATTAAGGGTTTAATAAATAAAGTTAATCGTATTTTAAATGGATAGCTATGGATAAATTAGAACGCCTAAAAAGAATAGTAGATAATAACTACGCTGAAAGAGAACGAGAGAGCAATAGGTTAATGAAGCGTGATGAGAATTATAAACTAATCAATTCATCTCCCAACTTTAAACCAACAGAGTTCTTTTGTTCTAAGCACCAGCTAGACTTTACTGCCCTAGCCTACAAGCAAGTTAGCGGTGATAAGGCAGTTTATAAAGCTGACTGTCCTAAATGCTCGTGTGAGCCTAATTATTCGTTTACACAGCGTTGTGTGAGGTATATTACAGATAGATTTAAAGACCCTTATTATAACGAGTCTTTAATTATTAGAAAGCAGAGGTTTGACGCTAGAGATGACTTATTACAACCGGGCGACCCAAGATTTAATCTTTTATATGGCAGACAATAGAAAAATAAGCATTTATTAATAGACTAATAAGGATAATATTATGAAAAAGCAACTTAAAACTTTAGATGTTACTAACGGGAATTTAGTTAATTTATATGGCAACGGTCTTTTTAGGAAAGGACATTATGCGTTTTCTTTGGAAAATTTTAAACAAGCCTTAGAATCATATAAGTTAGTTAAGGGCTATCTACCAGATGTGGTTTATATGAATTTAACTCAGATTAATTTTTATAAAAAATTATTAATTAAAGCTAAGTTTCCTTTAAAGATTTGTGATATAAAAATTGATTTAAAATAAATAAATTTATGTGGAAAATTGTTAAAACATTTCCTCAAACACCAGAAGGAGAAGAATTAGTTTTATTTTATTACGAGCAAGATACGCAACAGTATGTAAAACTAACAAGAAAGCATACTTGTCTTTATAAATACTCTTGGGATGGTTTTAGTGCTAATTTTAATAATGTAAAGATAGAACTAATTTTGTCTAGCGTAGAATAATTAAATGCCAGAAGACAAGAAAACAATTGACCCGTCTGAATACTCAATCATCGCTTGGATAACTTCTAATAGTTTTAAGAGCGAAAAGGGCGAGGTGTTAGACTTTAAAGACCGTTTGTTTCTTTTGGACATCTTAGCTGATTGGTCTAAGAAAATAGTTATTAAAAAATGTTCTCAGATTGGCGGTTCGGTTATTTTTAACCTTAAACTTTTATTCCTTTTGTCTAAGTTGAGGATGTCTGCGATTTACACGTTCCCCACGGACACAGATGTTAATGAGTTCGTAACCTCTAAGACTAATAAGATTATTGAGCAAAATAGGCACGTGCCTGAACTCGCTACTCTACCGACTGATAATGTTCAGCGCAAAGAGATAAACGGAAGGTTTGCCTTTTTTAAAGGGACTATCTCAAAGACAGCGGCGATTATGACAACCGCCGACGTGCGTATTCACGATGAGGCTTCAAGAAGCGACCAAAAAATACTTGAAATGTATGAAAGTAGAACTAAAGCTTCCGAATATGGGGCGTGTTGGATGTTCTCTAACCCCACGACTGAAAAGGATTTACTGGACCAAGAATGGCAGAAGAGTGATAAGAAAGAGTGGCATATTACTTGTCCTCACTGTTCTTTGAAACAATATCTAGTCTGGCCTGATAATATTGACTTAAAGCGTAAGGAGTTTATTTGTTCATCGTGTAAGGGTGTGATTGACAGGGAAACAAGACGAAAAGGCTATTGGGAAAAGACCCAGCCCGAAAGTTCTATCTCTGGTTATCATATCAGTCATTTGATGTGTCCGTGGATTACTGCCGAGCAGATTATAGAAGATAGTGAGAAAGACCAGGAGTATTTTTACAACTTCGTATTGGGTGAGCCGTATAATCCGGGCGATTTGTCCGTGTCCCGTTCTACTATCTTAGACATCTGGACACCGCAGAAACTTGAAACAGGTAAATACTTCTTGGGTGTTGATGTGGGTAATATAAAACACTACTGTTTAGGTTCGGATAAAGGAATAATGAAGATAGGCACTTTTAGAGAGTGGTATGAGCTTGACGATATACTGGACTTCTATAAGCCTGTAATGGTTATTGACGCTATGCCTGAGAACAATATGAGCAAATATTATGTTGAGAAACGTCAAAATTGCTTTATGTGTTATCTTAATCGGGATAAGGAGAAGAATAGAATAATAACCTTTGGAGAGGGTGAAGATATAGGTATTATTCACGCTGATAGAAACAGAGCTTTAGACCAGCTTATCAATGCGATGTTAAATGCCGAGTTCTTGCTTAATATAACAGCTGATAAAATGCTAAGAGAGTTCATTAAGCACTGGGAAACTATGAGGAGGGTTAAGGAGGTGGATAAAATGGGGATTGAGAGATATATCTGGACAAGTGTAAATAATCAAGACCACTTCTGTTTTGCTCTTTTGTTCTGGTATATGGCTAAAATGACAATTGGCGCAGGTATAGTGATAGACTTTAATCAGAAGCCAGTTGAAGCGATTATCAGAAGGTCAGACGGAGAGTTTAATAACATCGGTGAAGCTTTGGAAGAATTAAATTTATAACTATGAAAAAAAGTAAAGAGGTAATCGTTTATCTTAAAGAAGACGAAGCCTTATTATTCGTTGAGTTTCAAAAGTATCACGAAGTATTTAAAGCAATGCTTGAGGCTGGTGCTTTTCACACAATAAACGGAGAAGTTAAGCTAAACTTTAACTGCGACGGACTGCTTATGAACATAGAAAAGCGGACTATTTTATATCAAAGAAAAAGAGCAGAAAAAATGCTTGACTCAAATTAAATCTAGTGCTATAATTTTATTATATAAATATTTCCCTTACAGGAGGCGGACATACTCCTAACCAAATGCGGGAATAAATTAGTTGCTTTACGGCGATTGATTTATTCTCGTGTTTTTTTATAAGCAATATGATAGATGTTTCAAAACTAGACGAAAAACAGTTAATAAATCTTATCAACTCTCGCTGGAATGAGGGTGATAGTGTTTTTAGTATCGTATCTAAGACTTATGACAAGAACACTATAGCTTATGACTCAGACACTAACTCCGAAAGATTGCCTGAATATCTAAGACGATTACCTAATGACAAGCCTAAAGTTAGGGCTAACCGTATCTTTGCTAATACTGAAGCGGTTATTAACGCTGTTATTGCCAACCCTCCTAAACCTAATATCTTACCTAATCGTTCTACTCAAGAAGCGATTGATTTAGCTCAATTACAAGAGAAGTTTTTTGTTAAGAGATATGAAGATAGGAATGTCAAAGAAACCTTGAGAAAAGCATTGAGAAATCTTTACTTCTCTCGTTTAATGGTTATAAAAGTCTTCTGGAACTCAATGATAGACGATTTTGATGTTGTATCAGTTGACCCTCGTAAAATTAGAGTATCGCCTAAGTGTACCAAGGAGGAGGAGAGCGAATATTGTATTGAAGAGGTAGAAGCTGATTTGATTACATTATTAGGCAGGTTTTCTTCTAAGAAAGAGGAGATTTTAGAGAAGTTCTCATATAAGACTGAGGAAGACGCTTATATTAACAATCCTAAATGTGTTTACAAGGAATGTTGGATTGATAACCGTCTTATCTGTAAATATAACGATTTAATCCTCTCAAATATCCGTAATCCTTACTGGGATTGGGACGGAATGATTTTAACTGATGAGGAAGAGCAGAAAATGGCTACTAACCCAGAGGAACGCAAGAATGTATTAGAAGGTGCTTATTCTGACCAATCCAATAGGGCTAATAACACTTCGCCAGAAGCCACAGAAGCCCCGTCAGAGGGCGAGGGCTATGAAAGCGATATAAGCCAAGAGAAAAAGGCAAGCTACTTCTTTAATCACTTTAACTATGTCCGTAAACCATATATATTTGCGACAATTTTAAATAATGAAAACTCTCCTATTGGTCGGACTTCGTTTATTGAAGAGTCGGCTTCTTTACAGGAAAATGTAGATAGACGAAAACAACAAATCCACGACAACGCTGATATGATGAACGGGCTACTTAAAGTTGACTCTAGTGTTGTGTCTTCTAAGGCAGAAGCCCAAAAGATTAGACGAGATATAGCCGCTGGATTTATTTGGGGTAAAGGGGTGGTTGGTGGAGTAGCAATTGATACAGGTTCTTCACTCCCTGGCTTTATAATGGAGGATATGATTGATAGCAGAAACGAGATAGATAACATTATGGCCGCTTCCTCAGCCTTTAGAGGGGAAAGACAAGGTCAAGAAACAAAGGCTGGTCGTTTAGCCCTGATTGAGCAGTCTTATTTACGCTTAAATGAACTAGTCCAAGTGATAGATTATGTCTGTCAAGAGATGTTTAACTGGATGTATCATTTAGCTAAAGTAAAATATACCGAAACTCACTATGCTAAAGAAATGGGCGAAGATAACGCTCTAAAGGTTATTGAATTACAACGTAATGATTTTGAGGACGGAGTAGAAGTTAAGGTTATTAGCGGAAAGACTTTACCAGAAGATAGGCAATTTAAAATGGAACAAGCACAAGCTGATGTTCAAAAAGGTATTATTGCCCCGATTGATTACTTTAAGACTGCTGGTTATGACAATCCAAGCGAAACCGCACAGAACGCTGTTAAGTTCCAACTTAATCCCGCTGTTGCTGTTGGTATCTCGCCTGAAGAACTGGCTCAATTAGTGCCACCTCAAGAGTCTGAGAAGAAACCGCCGAGTGTATCTATTAGTTATAAGGACTTATCAATCGATGGAAAACTGCAAGCCGCGCGAATGGCTGGGATAGAACTAAATCCCGAGCTTGTTTTAGCTGATGACTTAGCCGATAGAGAAAATAGCAAGAAGCCAGAGCCAATAATAAAAGAAGATAAAAAGATTAAAGATAAAGTTTAGGTTTTTGACTCCTAGTCTAGCGGAATCCCAGATTAGGGGCTAACAACTTAATAGACCAAGCGGTTGCTTTTCAGTCTAATGACCAAGTTAAGCAAATGGCAGTCAAAACAAAAGTATGTTGATAGAAGGAAACATTGACGCATCTAGTGTGTCAGAGCTTAGCGGAGTAATCCCAGAGGAAAATCTGGAAACTCCTGAACCAAATGGCAGTTCTGAAGAAGAACCAAGCAATGAGGAAACGCCTGAAACACCAGAAACGCCAGAGGTTGCGGAAACACCGGAACCAGTGAAAGACTTATACGAACTTCCTGACGGAAGAAAAGTGGATGCTGAAACTCTTACTAAAGAGTGGAAGGAAAACTTTTTACCCGATTATACTAGGAAGTCGCAAGAACTTTCCAAACTAACTAAAAGTAACGAACCTAAACCTCAAGAAAGAGGAGCTGATTGGGTGCCAGAAAGTTATGCTGAGATAGTCCAAGTTGCTAAAGAAGAAGCAATCAGACAGATTGTTTCAGAACAACAACAAAAGACTGAACAACAACAAGAAGCGGAGCTACTTATTACTTCTCAACTAGAGGAGATTAAAAAGGAAAGCCCGACAATTGATGAAGCTAAGTTATTTCAGCACGCCAACAAATACCAATTCTCCGACCTTAAACTCGCCTATCAGAATATGAAGGAGATGAATATGGTCGCTAAGAATACCGAGAAAATAGTCCAGAAGAATATCGCCGCTCGTAAAGATGAACCAGTAGCTGGAAAGCCGTCTGGTAAACCTGCGGAAAGCGGTATTGAATGGTCTGGAGTACAATCTCGTGGTGGTTTATCAGCCCTTGAGTATTTACAGAGTTTAGAAAAATAAAACTATGCAATTTTCAAGTGCGGTCACTACGACCACAAGAGAGCATATAGTACCAAAAGTTTTTGATACTGTGACTAAAGGCTCTCCATTATTAATGATGTTGTTAAGAAACGCTAAGCCGTGGAAGAGCGGTTATCGCTATGACAATATCTTTAAGTTTAAGGACTCTACTAATGGCGGTAATATCGGTATTGGTGACCAATTAGACGCTGACAGACAAGATATCCGTGTTAAAGGTAATTTTGAAGTTAAAGGTGCTTACAAGCCAGTTGTTGTTGCTAACATTGAAGAGGTATTAAACGCTGGCGATGAACAGGTTATTAATTTACTAGACGCTGAATTTGACTCTCAAGCTCAATCTCTATGTAATTTAATGGCTGAAAATCTTTACACTGGTACAGGTACTGGTAATTCTTGGGACTCAATTGCTAACGCAGCAGATGACGCTACCAACTATTCAACCTATGCTGGTTTATCTCGTTCCACTTATCCAACTCTTGATGGCTACTACTTAGCTTCGGCTGGTGCTTTAACTTTAAACAAGTTAGCAACTGCTTATGACGCAGTAGAAATCGGAATTGATAAGCCTAGCGTAATTGCTACTACCAAAACTTTATGGAGTGCTTATGAAGCTTTGTTAACTCCAACTGTAAGAGCTGGTTATTCACAGAGCGGTTATCCTCGTATGGACAACTACGGTATCGTTCCTAAAGGTGAAGCTTTAATCGGCAATCAAGGTTTTGATACTTTGTTCTTCCGTGGCACACCGATTATCAAAGACGAACAATGCCCATCTGGTAAAATGTTCTTAATCAACACTAACTACTTTAGTTTTAAAGGAGTTGATATGAGCAAAATCCAGGGTATTGAGAAATTGAACTTTAAGAAGACTTCTGACGGCGTTCCTATGGGCGTACCGGGCAGAGTTCCTTCTACTTTAGGGTTCAACTTCCGTATCTTTATGTCACCTGTTGACCAGTTGGCTAAAGTCGGTCATCTTTTATACTTCGGTAACTTCACTTCTGAAAATCCAAGACTAAATGGACAGATGACAGGACTCACAGCCTAGTTTAATTTACTAAAGACCTTTGACCTGAGGGGGAGTTGGTTAATTCCTTCTCCCCTATCAGAGAGGGCAAAACAATATGAACTTAGAAGAATTTATCCCAGGAGTAAAATATCACGGCGTTAATACCGCTAAAGATATTTCTGCTTCTGGAACTAGCAATTTAACAGGAACATCTAATTTAACAGGACAAGTTAATCTAGGTGCTACTTTAAAGAAAGTTCCTACTCTTGGAACTGCAACAACTGTATTAGACGCACAAAGCGGAACTGCTACTATTGCTCAATTATTGGGAGGTATTTATACCCATAATTCAAAAACTGGAGCTGGAACATTAACAACTCCAACAGGAGCTGAAATATCAGCTGGTGTCGCTGATGTTGCTGTGGGGACTACTTTTGATTGTTGGTATTATAACTACGGGAACCAAACTGTTACATTAACAGCTGGAGCTTCTGGAGTTACTATGAAAGGGACTGTAGCCGTTACTACAGGGAAATCAGCTATTATGCGTTTTGTAAATACAGCCGCTAATACTTGGTTGGTATATTGTATAATGGGATAATAATTAATTAATCTAATGGGACGATGTCCCAGAAGTGCTTATTAGGGAAGACCTAATAGGCTGAAAAAATAAAAATATGAAAAACATTTCGTTTCAAGCCGTTCAAGACACGCCAACAACTCCTTCATTTAAATTAGGAGAAAGAGCGATGACTCCTGACGGTCGTGAGTGGGTTTATGTTAAAGCTGATTCTGCTTTAGCCGCTGGTTCTGTTGCTGTGCCTGACGCAGTAACTGCAGTTGATACTGTTTCTTCTTCTACAGACGGACAGGGTCGCATTGTGTACATCACAGAGGCTTCTGCTGGTTGGACAGTCGGACAGTTTGAAGACGCTATTGGTGTTGTTGATGACGGCACTGGCGTTGGTCAGACTTTCAAGATTAAAACCAACACAGCTGATACTTTAGTTTTGTATCCAGAAAGTGCTTTAGCAACTGCTTTATCAGTCGTTGACTCTGATATCACAATCCGCTCAATGGCTATCGTTGATAAAGCCGCTGTTACTAGTGCGGTTCAAAGTGCTGTCGGTATCGCTCAAGTAGCTTTCGCTGCTGGTGATTACGGCTGGATTTTGACAAATGGTGATGGACACGTATTAGCTGGTGAGGTATTAACTATCGGTTGTG